TATTAGCACAATCTCCCAGCCGCCTAGCGCTTCAGCTATCCCGTCAATATCTTTCCAGACAGATTTCACTACCGGGCCAACCTGATCCCAGTTGCTGACGATCAACCCACCAGCAATGACCAGTAACGAAACCAGTTTCCCAAGCGTGGTCATCTTCATAATAGAATCGAAGGTTTTAAGTGCTTTCCCAACAACACCCATTGCTGCACCAGTTCCCAGAAGCGTTGCACCAAACTTGAAGGTTGAACGGATCATTTCAGGGTTGGCTTTAGCGAACTGCCGCAAGCGCTCAATCAATGGCTGTATCTTCTGCGTAGTTTTCACAATATCAGGCAGAAACATATCGCCTATGCTGATGCTTGCGGCGGTAAACTGGTTTTTCATCAGTTGTACGGCGTTGGCCGTTGTCGCCGCACGTGACTCGTATTCCTTTTGCATTGAACCTGCGTACTGCTGGGTCTCCGCGACTTTTTTGAAGTTGGTGCGCAGCAGGTCAAGGTTGGTAAGCAAGGGTGCTATCGCGCCAAGAGATTCCTTGCCGAATAATGCGTTCATAACAGCTGACTGCTTCGCTTTCGGGACTTTAGCAAGAGAGTCCAGCACTTTCAGCATCGCCCCCTTTGAGTCCTTCTGCATATCAGCAGCAAGCTGGCCAGGGTCAATCCTCAATAGTTTTAACGCTTTTTTCTGTGATGCCGTTGCAGACTTCCCAGATGTCAGGGAAAGCATAAAGTTTTTGATACCCGTTGCTGCTATTTCGGACTCAACACCCATACCAGCGATGGTTGCACCCATTGCTGCAATTTCACCTGATGCCAGACCAGCTACACTCCCCAGAGGCCCGATACGGGTAACGATATCTGAAATCTTCCCGGCATTTGCCGGGCCGGTATTGCCGAGGTAGTTGATTTTGTCAGCCAGGCCGACAACATCGCCCTGCGTCATTTTGAACGCGGTACGCCACTGCGCCATCATCTGCCCGGACTCTTCAGCCGTCTGGTCAAATGCCACGCCCATTTTTACGGCATCTGTAGCGAATTGCTTAAGCTCGTTACGCGCTATGCCAGCCTGCCCACCTGCCGCGACAATCTGACCGATGCCATCAGCGGTCATTGGTAGCTGAGTGGAAAGCTTCAGGATGTCCTCACCCATCTGCTTGAATTGCTGCGGCGAATCGAAATCCACGACTTTTCGCACGTCAGCCATCGTTGATTCAAACTGCATTGCTTGATTAATCGGTATAACAAAGGCAGAGGTAATTGCGGCCCCCATTGCAGCCGCGTTCATCATGATGCCTGATGCTTCCTTCTGGAAGCCTTTCAGGCTCTTACCCATCCCCTTCAATGGGCCGGAAAGCTGGTCCACTGCGGTGATGATCGCTTTAAGCTGAAAACTATCGGCCACGGTTCATCTCCTCATTAATACGTACGGCTTCCGCTTCCATTTCCAGGAAGCGGGAGATGCCGATAGTCTTTAATTCCAGTGGGTTTATTCGCCAGAAGTGGGCGGTGTTGTAGAGCCGCTTTCTGAGGTTTTCAAAGGCTCCGACCCCGTAAAAAAACCGACGATAGCCATTGAGGCCATAAACACGTCCTTCAACGAAAGCTGGCTGGCTGATGAACGCGGAATGCCTGCCAGGATCGGCAAGTATTTCAGTGAACTCCCGGTATCCAGTTTCATTTCACCACTGGCGTTATATGAAAATGGGATGCCAATGGCCTCTACTTCGTCATAAGTGGGTTCACGAAGTTCAAGCACGTTAACTTTCTCACCGTGCGCCATGATCGGTTTTGAGAGAACTACTTCTGTCATTGGTAGAATCCTTCTTGACCGTGGAACTCAACATCCACAGTGCCCTCTTCGGCGTTATGATTAAGCTCACCGTGTACCCAGGCGTCTGAGAGTACGTACACCTGCCCGTTCGCAAGCTCGGATGTGATGGTCATCGTATCTGAAGATGTCAGCTTGTCGGACGGGAAACCCTTTGGCACTTTAAACGTACCTTTGGTATACGGTGCGCGGTGAGTCTCTTTGTAGTCTGCGGAGCCATCAAGCCCCATCACATCATCCTTAAGGTTGGTGTTCATCGGCACTTCAATGCCACCTGTGAGTGACAGCTGCTGACCGTCCACTTTGACGTAACATGTACCACCAATACGGGCCATTATGCTGCCTCCTCGCTGTATTGCAGACGGAACTGATTGATCAACGCGAACACCCGCAACTGATTGACGTAATCAGGCGGGAACAGAACATCCAGACGATTCGGGTTGCTGGCGTTGCGTTCTACGATCAGGTGTTGTTTGAAAAGCTCAAAGTTTTCAACGATGCCCGCACGCTCCATGCGGCGGTAAATTGCGCACATCTCCCCTTTGATAACAGCCGGGGTAACAATGGCTTGCCCTTCACCGAAGCGAGTACCATCATTCGCCAGCTTGTGGCGTGGGTATTTGCTGGTAATGACGCTTTTTAACTGACGGATGACATAGGCGCTGGTATGCAGCGTCTCGCTATCCAGATAGCTGTTATCTGCCACCCCGTACTGGTTCTTCTGATATGTGGTGATATCGCGCTGAATGCGCAGCACGCCACTTTCTGCATAGGCTGTAGCGATACCGTGAGACAGTAGTGATTGCTGTTCTGTGAGCGTGAAGCGGGAACCTGCTAGTGCCGGAAGTGCGCCAGTCAGCTCCCCGGTCTGTGTTGGCCGCGCCGGATCGTTACGGATAAACACCGCATTACGTGCGGTTCGCAGTGCAGCCAGTTCGTCACCCGCCGTCTGGTTATCCACTTCATAACCAGCCACAGTGATGTGCTGGTTATTCTGCGTATCCCCGAAGGCCACCAGGTCAGAAAGCGAACCTTTTTTCGCCGTATAGACATGGCCGTAAAGCTGACGCGCATAGCTCCAGCGGCCGGAGCCGTCATTCATTTCCAGCTTGAGCGCTTCGAGTGAAGCCGCATCGCTGAAAGGGGACCCGATGAAATCAAAAGGCTCGTCGCCCATTGCTGCAATCGACAGGTCTAAATTCGGTGCTCCCGTACCGCCAGCCATTGCCGTGATCGCAACGTTGATACCCTCTGGCGTGTTCTCTCCACCAACAGTGCCGTGGTAATTCAACATCAGCGGGATATCGTTGCCCGTTAAGCCTTTGTGCCGGGCTTTCAGGGTAATAACGCCCGTTTCCACCGTAGCTGTTACTGGCAGGTCAGGATTTGCGGTGATGGCAGCAGCCAGGGTTGTCGCAACAACGGCGGCATTATCGCTTGTCGATACCTGGGCCTGAACTAGGACAATGCCGACATAAAGACTGAGTGTGCCTGCTGCCTGCGCAGTTCCGCTAAGTGTCAGCGTTCCGGTAGCGGCCGCGCCTGTAGTTTCGTTGACTGCAATCACCCACAGCTCACCGAAAGGATCAACTTTACGATACTGTGCAACCATTCGCGCCAGTTGGCTTCCGCGCCCTGCCAGTTTTCCGGCCAGTGACGCTGACGGCATGATAGTGAGTTTGTTCTTTACGATTTCACTGTCGGTATTCGCGCAACCAATCAGCAAAGCGGGACCGCTATCCTGCGTTGTATTGGCCTCGCTGTTATCCATCTCTGCCCAGAATAGCGGCACACGGATATCAGAAGGGATGGAGGGGAAATTCATTACTCACCGCCTTTTTTATTTGCAGCGACAACCGCCTTTTCAGCAGAAGATGCGCTTACTTCGGTAACATCCCCTGCCGCCAGGCGACGGAGCCAGTAACTGTTTTTGTCGACATTTCGCCCTTCTTTAGGCAAAAGGTCGCCACGAGCGGGATCGGGAACCGACCGCCCTTCTACGGGTTTGATTTGCATGGTTTACTCGCTGGGGTTGATTTCTGTGTGGTGTTCTATGATGCCGTCTGGCCCGTTGCCGGGGTCGATATAGTCGATGTTGATACCCATCTCACGGAAGTCATCAAGACTGCCTAACTCTTCCTGTTGCCGTGTATCTTCGGCATTAATTTCCCTGTCGCAGGTGAAGTCAAACTGGTAATAAAGGCGACCGCGATCCATATCCAGCAACTGCCCGCCAGCGTAAACGATGATGTCGCTATCTTCGTCTGGCCGCATACCGAGCAGGCCTTTCCATAATTCGGCGCGGACTATATCAACCACGTCATAACTGGCTGCCTGGCCGCGTTCATCACGGGCGTTATCCAACACGACGACAACAGAGAAACCCTCTTTTATCACCTGCCAGTAATCAGTCTGGGTTTTTTGCTCTCCTGCGATATCTTCAACAGGAATAACGTAAGCAGCAGGTAACAACATTTTCCCAGTTTCAGGCAGGTTTTTGAATTCTGCCGCTCCACTGACGTTTCTGGCAAAAAAGGGACATCGCCCCCGGATTGCCCCAATGATCGGTGACAGTTTCATTTACTTTTTCTTCCTCTGGGGCCG